TTATATGCTTGGTGGAGCAGGTACTTTTCAAATGAGGGTAGTTAGAGGATAATGGCAGGTCAACTAGATTCAGTATTTAAAAATGTTGCTAAAAGTGTTGTTGCAAGTTTAGGTGATTCTTTTAATCACACAATTACTTTTATCAAAAAAGGAGTTCAAGAATACGATGTAGATAATGGTGAGCTTGTAAGCATAAATACAACTTATTCAGATCTTAAAGTCCCACTTGAATTTATACAGTCTGAAGAAGAGGAAGGGCAAGAAATCAGAAGAGCTAAAATTTACATAACTCCAGATTTAATTGGCGATAATCAAGTTACGTTCCAGGATAAAATAAAACTCACTTATGATGGACAGCTAAGAACCGCACAGATTTATGACATAAACACTAAAAAAGGTAATCAAGTTTACCTTTATATTATTATGGTGCGATTCTAATGGCTAGAAAGAAAGATTTTTTAAAAAGTGATCCTATAGCAGATATGACAGCACAAATTAATGCTGATTTTAATACTGTTGTTAATAAAACTCATAAAAGTTTATCAACTAAAACTCATAGTCCTGTATGGACAGGATTTTTTGCATCTAGCTGGAAAGTACAAACTACAGGTGTAAAGGCAAAAGACGATATTAGAAAATTCAAACCGTGGTCTAATATTAAAAGGTCTAGTACTAAAGTAGTAAACGGTAAATGGGTTAGTACAAGACCAAGTAATCCAACAATTAGAATAAGATACCCTAATAAAAGAACATTTAATATTGATAGACCAGTGTTTATTGGAAATAGAGCAAAACACGCTGCTTTTGCTTTAGAAAGTGGTAAAATTCAAAATTTCATACAAGGTCGCATGGCGAAAATAATTAGAGATACTATGAAAGAAAAAAGAACAAAAGGTAGAATATTTTTACAATCAAGACAAAGCCCTGGATTTGGTAGATCAGGTCCACAAGCAGGTTCTACGGAGCTTAATTTATGAGTTTAAAAAACACCCGTGCTGCATTTGAAAAAGCTGTTACTGATGCTGTTTTAGATGATGACCCAACCATATCAATGGTCTATGATAACTTAAATTTCAATACCCCTGGGCAAGAGGAAAGATATGTAGTGATGAATATAAATTATTCACAAGCAACGATACAACCTCAAGGAGCAGCTATAGATTACTACTCTGGAGTCATTCAATGCAATATTCATGTTCCTAAAAATGTTGGAACAAAAGTATTAATAGAAATCGCAGAAAAAGTTATAGATGGATTGACTTCTGTAAACGCTTCTGATTATGTAGATACTTTTTCAGTAAAACCTAGAGTTCAAGATATGGTTGGACCAAACTTATTAGATATTGAAGAGAGAAGTCATTTCGTTGGTGTAATATCTTGCCAATTTTCAGCTAATGCCTAGTATAATAGAATAGCATTGTATTATTTATGACTAGAGCAATCGAACTTTTAAAGAATAGTTTTGGTGTAAGCCAGCTATATCGACATGAGGTAATAAAAGATGGAAAAGTTATTCTCATTATTTATTGGCATCCACTTACTATTGCAGAAAGAGAATCAATACAGAAAAAATCTAATGTAGATGATGTAAACGATTACGCACTAGCTTTAATGATTACAAAAGCATTAGATGAAAATGGAAACAGACTTTTTCAAGATGGAGATAAAGCATCTCTTAGAAGAGAAGTAGAAGCAAATATTTTACAAGAAATACAATTAGCTATGATTAACTCTGGTCAGGACAAGGAGGTTGAAGAGGCTAAAGCCGAATTGAAAAGCTAAAGGTGATTGGAAATTTATTTTTTCATTAGCAAAAGAATTAGGTAAAACTGTTGCTGAATTGTGTGAAACTTTAACAGTTGAAGAAATGATAGGTTGGGTAGCTTATGCTGAATTAGAACATGAAGATTTTAAAAAAGAACAAGACAAAGTGCAGAGAGGTAGTGCTATAAAAGGCAGAAGGAGGTAAGATAAAAGAAATATTTTAGTTTTTATTAGAAAGTGGCTAATTATAATGTTGATTTACAAATAGCAGTTAAAGGTGCGAGGGAGCTTCAAAAGACAAGAGTAGGTGTAAAACAACTTCAAAGAGAAATAAGAAGATTTAATAAAGAGGCACAACAAGGAACAAAAGTAGTTAGAAGTTTTAAAAATTTAGAAGAGGTTGTAGGGAGATCAAAAGCAGCTTTAAATACTGCTGCACTCGGTACAACTAAATATTTTAAAGCTATTGGAAAAACTATTGATTCACAAAAAGAATTTAATCAAGCAATAAAACAACAAGAAGCTGATTTTAAAGTAGTAGAAAGATTAAAAGTTAAAGGTTTAGAAATAAACAATAAAAACATAAAACAGATACAGGATGAACTAAAAGCCGAGGCAAAGTTAGCTGCTGCTAAAAAGAAAACTGCACAAGCAAATATGGCAAAAGGGAAATCAGGAATGCAAATTAATGCAATGAGAGGATTAGGAGGAGCAGTTGGTAGTGGAATTATTGGTGGTGGCTTTCCTTTACTATTTGGACAAGGACCAACAGCAGCACTTGGAGGTGCATTAGGTGGTGTAGCTGGTGGAGCATTATCAGCAATACCAGGGATGGGTCAGTTTGGTTTTGCTCTTTCTATTGCAGGTACTACTATTGGTAGTTCGTTAGATGATTTAACTAAATCGCTGACCAAACCTACAGAGAATATAGAAAATCTTGTAAACAGATTAGGATTAGTGGATACAGAGACAGGAGATTTAGCTTTAGAGTTAGAAAAACTTGGATTAAAGTCTTCTGCTGCTGAACTTTTATTAAAAGAATTTGAAAGGGAATTTGGATTGAGTGCAGATCAAATAAAAGAAAATGCAGAAAAAATGACCGAGTTTAATAATGAAATTAATAAATTAGGAACATCTTTGACTTTATTGTTATCAGATGTTCTTGGTCCTTTAATTAAAGAACTAAATCAGTTTATTAAGGGAGGCAAGCCAGAAGGCACAGTAAGAAACCTTCTCGGAGCAGCAGATTTTTTTACTGCTAATGCTTTTGATCTTGATAAAAGAGGTGGCATTTTAGATGAATTACCCCCTTTACCAGGTCAAAAAAAGAAACGACCACTAAGTAATATTCCTGCTGCTGAAGGTAATCCAGTGATCGGAGGAGTGCAATTAAATCCCGATTTCGGTAAACCTGGTATAACTGTAAATCCAAATCAACCTGCCATTGATTTAAAAAATAGAGCTATTCAAACTAAAGAGATAGAACCTTTAAAACAAGCATTAGAGATTGAAAAAAACAGATTTAATGTTAGTGGTGAAAAATTACGTTTAATGCAAGAAAATTTTGCATTAACAAATTTAGATAATGAGATAAAACTTTTAGAAGCTGAACGTACTGATGAAGTTAATGATGCGTTAGAACTAAAAATTCAAAAGTTAAAAATAGCAAGAGACACACAGCAACAAGTTGTCGATAATACGGAAAAATTAATAGATCCTTTAACACAAATCTCAGGAATAATTGCACAAGATATGGGTGATGGTATTAAAGGATTGATAAGAGGCACTGAAACTTTAGGTGGTGTTTTCAATAATCTATTAAATAAGATGGCTGATGCCTTTTTAAATTTAGGTCTTTTTGGAAATGTAGGTGGATCATTTTCACCTGGATCGGGGTTACTAGGAAAAATATTTAGAGCAGAAGGTGGACCAGTAAAAGCTGGTGGAAGCTATGTCGTAGGAGAAAGAGGGCCAGAAATGTTCAGTCCAGGTGTTTCTGGTACGATTACACCAAATCATGCTCTTGGTGGTTCAACTACAGTTATAGTAAATGTAGATGCTTCGGGATCTGCTGTTGAAGGAGATGAAGAACAAGGAAGAGAACTTGGTCGACTCATTTCTGCTGCGGTACAATCTGAATTAGTAAATCAAAAAAGACCTGGAGGAATACTTGCATAATGGCTACTTTTCCAGACATAAAGCCTAAATACGGACAGCGTAAAAATTCTAAACCAACCACTAGAACGATTCGCTTTGCTGATGGTTACGAACATCGCCTTCTTTTTGGTCTTGCACAACATCAAAACCCAAAAGAATTTAGTTTTACTTTTGAAGTTTCAGAGGTAGAAGCAGATACAATAGAAACTTTTCTTGATGCTCGTGCCAATGATAGTGATAGCTTTACTTTTACTCCTCCAGGAGAAGCTTCTTCATCTGAATTTGTTTGCGAGTCATGGAGTAAGTCGATACCATATAACAATAGAGCTACAATTCAAGCTACATTCAGACAGGTATTTGAACCAGCTTCGTAATGTCAGTATCAGCAGCAGTATTTAGTGATTTACAATCAATAAATCCATCAGCAATAATTGAGTTGTTTAAATTGCAATTGTCTACTTCATTGCATGGTGCGAATACCTTGTATCGTTTTCATTCTGGAAGCAATTTAAACGCTAATGGAAAAATAGTATGGAAAGGCGATGAATATTTTAGATTTCCTATACAGGCATCGGGATTTGCTTTTCAAAAAGGTCAATTACCTAGACCAAAACTTGTTATTAGTAATGGAGGTAATCAAGGAAGCTCAATTACTAATTTAAGTTTTTCAGCGATTCTTTTATCGGTTAATGATACTACACCAGGGAATGATTTGACAGGGGCGGTATTAACAAGAATAAGAACATTAGCTAAGTTTATTGATGCTGTTAATTTTGCAAATAATACAAATGCAACTGCTGATCCTAATGCTGAATTTGCACAAGAAATTTATTCTATAGATCGCAAATCTACAGAAAATAGAGAAGTTGTAGAATTTGAATTAGCTGCTCCAACGGATCTTGCTGGGGTTCGGATTCCAGGCCGTCAGGCCACTCGTTCAACCTTTCCTTCTATTGGCACGTTTGCAGGATGACTTGGAAATATAAAGCACTACTTCATGCTCAACGGGAAGATCCCAAAGAATCTTGTGGACTTCTATTAAATATCAAAGGCAAAAAAAGATATTACCCATGTCGTAATCTTTCTATGACAGATCATCAATGTTTTATTATTGATCCAGAAGATTATGTGAAAGCAGATAATACAGGTGAAATCGTAGGTGTTGTACATAGTCACCCTATCACCCCACCTAATCCTAGTCAGGCAGATAAAATTGGTTGTGAAAATAGTAATTTACCCTGGCATATAGTTAATCCAAAAACAGAACAGTGGGCATACTTAGAACCTTGCGGATATAAACCACCAATACTAGGCCGTCAATGGGTATGGGGTATCACTGATTGTTGGTCTTTAGTTAGGGATTGGTATAAAGAAAATAAAAATATAGAGCTAAGAGATTGGGAAAGACCTACTACTCCAGAAGAATTTTTAAAAGATCCTATGTTCGAGAGATGTGCATGGAGAACAGGGTTTAGAGAGTTAAGGCCAGAAGAGTCTCTACAAAATGGTGATTTATTGTTTATGAGTATTTTAAATCCTGGATTAAATCATGTAGCATTATTTTTTGATGGTGATGTAATTCACCATTTAACCGATAGACTATCTTGTAGGGAGCCTTACTCTGAGTGGCTGTTAAAATGTACAGGAAAGAGGTTACGCTATGCTTCGTAAAATAAAATTGTATGGAGAATTAGCTAAGTTTGTAGGCTATAAGGAGTTTGAAGTTAATGTAGATACAATCGGGAAAGCGATAAGTTTTTTAATCCATAACTTTCCAGAAATAGAAAAGCACATGAGTCCTAAATATTATCAAGTAAAAGTTGGTAATTATGAAATAGAAGAACAGGAAATAAACTATCCTATTGGTTCAGAAGACATACATTTTGTGCCTGTTATTTCTGGTGCTGGAGGGGTTGGAAAATTTATAGCAGGAGTAGCTTTAATTGGATTAGCATTTGCCACAGGAGGTTCTTCATTAGCTCTTGGTTTAGGAGGTTTTACTGGTGGTGCTGGAATAAGTGCGATGATTGGAAACATAGGTATAGGTCTTACACTTTTAGGAGTTAGTGATATGCTTTTTCCTCTGCCTAGACCACAAGAATTTAATACAGAAGCAGATCCTCAACTGTCGTTTAGCTTTAGTGGAGTGCAAAATACCTCAAGAGCAGGAACTCCCGTTCCAATAGTTTATGGTGAAATATTTACGGGAAGTGTTGTAATAAGTGCAGCGATTGACACTAATCAGGTAGATGTATGACAGATAAGACTAAATTTATTAAAGGATCTGGTGGTGGTGGAGATGAGCCGTCACCTCCATATCGTGCTCCTGATACTTTACATAGTAGAAGTTTTGCTACTATTCAAGATTTAATTTCTGAAGGAGAAATAGAAGGTTTTGCCAGTGCTTCAAAGGAACAGCTTACTAAGGGAACAACTGCTTATCAAAATGCAAGTTTAAAAGATGTTTTCCTTGACGATACTCCAATACTTCAATCAAATGCTATAAGTGCGAATCCTGGTGACGAAAAATTTAATTTTAAAGATGTAGTTTTTAAATCTAAATTTGGAACGTCAAGTCAAACAGCAATGACAGGTATTCCTGATGAAAGCAGATCACCCACTGCTGTCCAAATAGAGGTAGAAAATGATGATTTAGCTACTACTTGGACAGCCGTTAGTACAGAAAATGCAGATGGCAGCATTACATTAAGCGGTACAAATTATACAGTCAACCAAATAGTTAAATCTGGCAACGCAGCAGCTAGTGATCTAATAGTTTTTAAGTGTACAACCGCAGGACAAGCTGGTACAACTGAACCTGCTGCTTTTTTAACTGCTACTGTTGGACAGACAATTACTGATGGTGGAGTTACATGGACAGCCCAAACTGTTGGTTTGGCTGGTGCTGTAACTAGGCAGATTACAAATACAGATGTAGATGCAGTAATCGTTACTTTAACTTGGCCTTCAATACAGGTGTTAAAAGATAACGGGGATATTTTTGGGGATACAATTAAGTATGCAATTCAAATACAACATGATTCTGGTGGGTTCGTAACCAAAGTTGAAACTTTTGCCAGTGGTAGAACTGCTGATGCCTATGCAAGAGATCATAGAATACAACTAACACCAGGTTTTACAACTGTAGACATAAGAGTTGTTCGTATCACACCAGACAGCACAGCTTCGGAAACAGTAAATGCTTTTCAATTTACAAGTTTTCAAGAAGTAATAGATAATGACTCAACTTATCCAAATAGTGCTTACGTTGCTCTTCGTTTGGATAGTAAACAATTCAATCGTATTCCCTCAAGAAAATTTAGGTTAAGAGGAATAAAAGTTAGAATCCCAGGAGCAGGAGCATCAAGTACAGGCACACCAGATGTTGACCCTGCAACGGGCAGAATACGTTATCCAAGTGGCTACGTTTTTAATGGAGTTATGGGTGCTGCTGTTTATACAAACTGTCCTGCAATGTGTCTACTTGATTTACTTACTAATACTCGCTATGGGTTAGGAAATCATATTACTGACAGTAACATAGATTTATTTAGTTTTGTTGCTGCAAGTAAATACGCAAATGAAGAAGTTGATGATGGAACTGGTGCTGGAACTAAAGAAGCTAGATTTAGTTGTAACGTGAATATCCAAAGTCCCAAAGAAGCGTTTACAGCAATAAATGATTTAGCTGGTGTGATGAGATGTATGCCAATATGGTCTGCTGGAGGAATAACTTTAGCTCAAGATAAACCTACATCAGCAAGTTATCTTTTTAATTTGGCAAATGTAGGAGAAGCAGGTTTTTCTTATTCAGGCAGTAGTTTAAAAACTAGACATACTGTTATTTCTGTTAGTTATTTCAATATGGAATCTAGAGAAATAGATTTTGAAGTAGTAGAGGATACGGCAGCAATAGCTAAGTTTGGAACGATTATAAAACAGATAAAAGCATACGCTTGCACTTCTCGTAACCAAGCAGCAAGACTTGGAAGAGCAGTTTTATTTGCAGAACAAAATGAAAGTGAAACTTGTACTTTTACAACCTCAATAGATGCTGGAGCTATTGTCAGACCTGGATCTGTTATTGAAGTAAACGATCCAGTTAGGTCTGGAGTTAGAAGGGGAGGTCGTGTGGTGGCTGCTACTACTACATCTATTACGATTGACGCAGAAAGCTCTACAACATTAACAACTACGGATACCAGTGGAAATATTGATTCAGGTCCAGGATTAGCTAATTCTCCTACTATCTCAGTTATTCTTTCTGATGGAACCGTTGAATCTAAAACAATAACAGCCAACTCATCAGGAGTTTTAACATTAGATTCAGCTTTATCATCAGCACCAAACGTTAATGCACCTTATGTAATATCTAGTTCAACTTTGGAAAATCAATTATTTAGAGTAATTCAAGTAGAAGAACAAAATGATGTTAATTATGTGATTACAGGTTTATCTTATGTACCAGGAAAATATAATTTTATTGAAAACGGAACTGCTTTACCTGTAAGAACTATATCATTATTAAATCAACCAGCATCTCCTCCAAGTGCTCTAACTGTCACAGAACAAACAGTTGTTATAAACAATATTGCTAGAAGTAAATTAATTATTGATTGGAAACCAGTACAGGGTGTTACTCAATATCTTGTTAATTACAAAGTTGAAAATGGTAATTATGTGTCGCAAGTTGTATTTAGTAGTGATTTTGAATTGCTAGATACTGTAAAAGCAACTTATACAATTCAGGTGTTTTCATATAACGCTGCATTAGATCTATCTACTAATCCAGCAGAAACAACATTTACTGCAAAAGGTAAGACGGGCTTGCCAGAAAATCCTACTGGATTAACTATTGAACCAATTAATGAACAATTTGTAAGATTAAGATTTAATCAATCTACTGCTATTGATGTTTTGCATGGAGGTCGAGTATATGTCAGGCATAGTAATTTAATTGGAGGATCTGCTTCATTCCAGGCAGCCCAAGATGTTATCGAAGCTGTTGCTGGTAATGCTACGGAAGCGATATGCCCTGCTTTACCTGGAACATATTTAATTAAATTTCAAGATGATGGTGGAAGATTTAGTGCTCAACCAGCTAGTATAAATCTTTCTCTTGTTGATATTCTTGATTCTATTGTTGTAAAAACTGATAGAGAAGATACTGACTCAACACCGTATGACGGAACAAAAACAAATGTTGTCTATGATTCAACTCTTGGTGGGTTAAAACTAACAGACCCAAGCACAAA